ATAGCGTGGTTAGTTCATGGTTGGATTTTACCAGCTGAACAACAATCAACTCCAACGCCAACACCAACACTAACACCAACGCTTACTCCAACGCCAACAGTATCATTACCACAGGTGCTATTCGATAAAAATTCATTTATTGGATTAGTACCAGAGCCATACTTAACTTATCTTAATCAGGCAGCAGATCGATGGTCAACATATCTTAAATTTAATAATATAGTATATAGTCAAATTCAAGTATTACATCCCGGATGGAATGGTATAGTATTAGATTCTTACAATCCTTTTTTTGATCCAAGTTCAAACACCATAGCAAGTTGTGGTGTTAATCAGTATGTTGATTTAGGATCGGGAGTCAGATTTAATGCTGTTAGTTTTCGTTTAAATTTGAATAATTATTATGAGAATATTTATAATGCTACAGACTGGGTTAATATTTTAACACATGAGCTTGGCCATGCTATTGGAATTGGTATTTTTTGGCAAGCGTCTTTAGCACCATATGGTGCTGTTCCGCCAAATAGTAATTTATTAAGTGGTGATCCAGCAGATTATATTAATGCTCAAAATGCTTACAATTCAATAATTCCTATTTCTAGAAATAAAATACCTTTAGAGGCTAGTGGCGGAGCCGGAACAACTTCGGCACATTGGGAAAATGATTTCAGAGATAGCAGCGCTAAAGGAAGTGGTGGAATATCTTATCCTGGAGTTCCTAATGAGCTGATGGTAGGTTTTTATTCTTCTTCAATGACTTTTAAATTATCTCAATTATCTATTCAGGTTTGTGTAGATTTTGGATATGAAGAAATTAATCCTGGAACCAGCGAAGGCAATCCGGATGTATCAACAACATCTTTATCATTTAGTGGTATATCAGAAGATATTCATCATTTCAATTGTGCTTGCGATCATACCCCAGTATGCATAGGATCTGTTTTACCGAATATTAATATAAAAGCTTTAGAAGAATTAATAACCAGCACACCAACTCCAACACCCACACCAACCATAACTTTATTTTCAACTCCTACTCCAGTTCCAACATCAGACACATTTCTTAGTTGTGCTTGTAAAATCGCATTAAGACTTGTAAAGTGTCCATGTAGTAGCTCTAGCAGTTCTAGTAGTTCAAGTAGTTCGAGTAGTAGTTCAATAATAGATAGTAGTAGTAGTAGTAGTAGTAGTAGTAGTAGTAGTAGTAGTAGTAGTAGTAGCTCTTACTCTTCTTCATCATCTAGTAGTAGTTCCACACAGAGTAGCAGTAGCTCAACGCAGAGTAGTAGTTCCACACAGAGTAGCAGCAGCTCAACGCAGAGTAGCAGTAGCTCTACCGATAGTAGCAGTAGCTCAACACAGAGTAGCAGTTCCACACAGAGTAGCAGTAGCTCTACCGATAGTAGCAGTAGCTCAACACAGAGTAGTAGTTCCACACAGAGTAGCAGCAGCTCAACACAGAGTAGCAGTTCCACAATTAGTTCTAGTAGCACAAGTCAACCAAGTAGTTCTAGTACCACTCCTCCAACAAGTTCAAGTAGTGGTAGTCAAGGATCAAGTGGTACTGAACTACCACCACCAATCACTCCTGACTTACCACCAGACACACCATTCCCCCCAATCCCACCAACAGGAAGTTCAAGTAGTACTAGCTTAAGCTCTAGTTCTTCTAGTTATTGTATTGAAAAAACAGTTTATTATGATAGATCAGAACATAATGGTTTAATTTTAACTAGTGGAGATAGCAATCCAGAGTGTGCCTTTAATGTTTTTGATCCATTAGAAGAAATTATTACTGGTAAATTTATATTAAATCCTTACAAAGGATTAAATTTTAGATTCTGGCGCAATATATATAGCAATTGTGGAGAAGCTAATAATCCTGCATTGATAAATATTAACGATATCGGTACCGACGAATCAATAACTATCCAAGTTATTGGAACAGTAACAATATCTATTCCCACAATGTTAAATGCGCCACTACAATTAACTAATAACACAGTAACATTTACCAGATTCGCCTATGCTGCTAAGGGAGGAGTCATTAAGAGAGACGAGAATTTTGGAGACGTATCAGATAGCTCAACTGGACATAATATAAGTATATGCGCTAAAAATACTCCTGCTACTATTACCATAACAGCTAAAATAGATTGGGATATAAATATAGATTATGATTTATATGGTACTGTTAGTTGCCCTGTAAATTGTTTATCGAGTAGCAGCTCTAGTAATTTAAGCAGTAGCAGCACTAGTAATTTAAGTAGTAGTAGCAGTAGTATTATATTTGAAGTTTAAAATGCGAAACTATAAAGATCCATTATATAAAAAATGGTTAAAAAATATTAAAATTAGAGATAAACATACTTGTCAATGGCCTAATTGTGGATGTACTAAAAAAATTCAAGCTCATCACATACTACCTTGGAGTCAATATCCTGGACTAAGATTCGATTTAAATAATGGCATATGTTTATGTAAAAAACATCATGATTTTATTAAGAATGATGAAACTAGCTATGCAAGCTTCTTTTTAAGATTATTATATAATAAACGTAATAAATAATATTAAGGAATTAAACTATGAAATTAACAAATACAATTACTGTTTTTCCTCCACCATATTCTCATAGCAATACTATCATAACACCAGAACCAATAGTTCTAGATTCTCTCAAAGTTATGTATTGTGATTATGAAACCACAAAACAATATTTTGCAAGAATTGATGGCCTCCCAGGATCCATAGAATTGATAAATGGAGATGAGTACGATAAATTAACTCCAATTAATCGACATATTGGCGAAGAAAGACTAAAACAAATTTTAGGAGACGATCCACAAAAATATTTACAAGGATTATTTCCTCACACTATGGAAGAAGATCCCAATGGTCCCGGATCTGTTCTCAGCAAGATGATAAAAAGCATCGGCATAGTAATGTCAGAAGGATGCTCTTGCAGACAACATGCGATAGAAATGAATAAAAAAGGTAATGATTGGTGTGAACAAAATATTGATACTATTGTGGGATGGCTCAGAAACGAAGCAACACGACGTAAACTACCATTTATAGATGCTATTGGTAAACTATTAGTTAAAAGAGCTATTACCAAATCCAAAAGACTATTAGCTAATCAGCCGGTTCCAGAAAATGATGAAGAACTAGATAATATAGAAAATTAATGTATCCAAATTATAATTTTACTATCATAGTTGATACCAGAGAACAAACTCCTTGGGAGTTTGATAGTTATGCTGTAGCTAATAGAAAACTAGACACTGGAGACTATAGTGTAGAAGGACTAGAAAACATTTTCACCATAGAACGCAAACGCAGTGTTAGTGAGATAGCTAATAATATTAGCGAAAAAAGATTTGATGATGTGCTTAATAGACTACAAAACTATCAGCATAAATTTATTCTATTAGAGTTTACACTTAATAATGTACTAGATTATCCCATAGGATCAACGGTGCCAAAAAAGCTATGGGGAGGATTAAAAATTACTGGTAAATATATTCTTAAATACTTAACAGAAATTAATATTAAATATGGGATACATACAATATACTGTGGGAATAGAGATAATGCAGAAGAAGTGGCGCTATCTATAATGAAAAGAATGGTAGAACTCTATGGCAAATCTAAGTCTGAATAGTTTTGATGATGCATGGTTGGGTCTTGGTGATCTAGATAAGATTATCATTCCCAACAATCCTATGATTGGACGATCAAAAATTGATATAGAGAAACCCGATTTGCATCTCCTCAGACTGCTTAAAAATCCCAAATATTTAGGCACAACCTGTAAATTATTATTTGATATAGAACTACATCCCATACAGATAGTATTACTACAAGAATTCTGGAACACACCATTCCCTATGTTCGTTGCTACTCGTGGTTTTGGTAAAAGTTTTATATTAGCCCTTTACTCTATGCTTAAATGTATTTTTATTCCTGGAACCAAAATCGTTATTGTCGGATCAGCATTTAGACAGAGTAAGATTATTTTTGAGTATATGGAAAATATATGGAATAATAGCGCAATATTAAGAAGTATTTTTACTGGTGCTAATGATGGTCCTAGAAAAGATGTGGACAGATGTACTATTAGACTAGGTGATAGTTGGACTATTGCTGTGCCACTAGGAACAGGAGAAAAGATTAGAGGTTTGCGCGCTCATATTATTATAGCTGATGAGTTTGCTAGTATTAGTCCTGAAATTTATGAAACTGTAGTTTCTGGTTTCGCTGCTGTTAGCGCTAGTCCAATTCAGAATGTTAAAGAAGAAGCTCGAAAGCAAGCTATGCAAGCGGAAGGATTATGGACAGAGGAGTTGGATGTATTACAGACAAAAAAAAATAATCAGGCTATTATTGCTGGTACTGCTGATTACAGTTTTAAACACTTTGCAAGTTATTGGAAAAGATATAAAAGAATTATAGAAAGTAAGGGTGATAAAAATAAACTAGAAGAAATTTTTAATGGTGAAGTACCAGAAAGCTTTAATTGGAAAGATTATAGTATTATTAGAGTTCCATATGAATTAGTACCCAAAGGATTTATGGATGATAAACAGGTTAGTAGAGCAAAAGCTACTATTCATACTGGAATATATAATATGGAATACGCAGCTGTTTTCACAGAAGATAGTGATGGTTTTTTTAAGCGTAGTCTTATTGAGAGTTGTGTGACTAATGATACTAATCCAATAATGATAGGAGACATGCCCATAATATTTGATGTTGCTACCACTGGTAATGCTAATTTACAGTATGTTTATGGTATTGACCCTGCTAGTGAAAAAGATAATTTTAGTATTATTGTTTTAGAATTACATCCTACACATAATAGAGTTGTTTATTGTTGGACTACTAATCGTAATAATTTTAAAGAACGACAAAAAACAGGTTTGGTACATGAATATGACTTTTATGGTTTTTGTGCTCGTAAGATTCGTAATCTAATGAAAACTTTTCCACCATACAGAATAGGAATGGATGCTCAGGGTGGTGGCATAGCCATAGAAGAAGCATTACACGATCCTAACAAATTACAAGAGGGTGAAATTTTAATATGGCCTATTGTTGATCCAGACAAATCAAAAGATACTGATGATAAAGCTGGTTTACACATATTAGAAATGATTCAGTTTGCTAGAGCGGATTGGACTAGTCAAGCAAACCATGGATTGCGCAAGGATCTAGAAGATAAAGTTTTATTATTCCCCAGATTTGACCAAATTACTCTAGCTTTAGCTTTGGATAGAGAGAATCAAGATGTTATGGAAGCTAACTTTGATAACTTGTATGATACTGAGAGTGGATGCATACTAGAAGTTGAAGAACTAAAAAATGAATTAACAACAATAGTAATGACACAAACTAGCAATGCTGGAAACGCCAGAGATCGTTGGGATACTCCTGATATTAAAATGCCTAATGGCAAAAAGGGTAAATTAAGAAAAGACCGATATAGCGCATTGCTGATAGCTAATATGATTGCTAGACAACTTAACAGAACACCACAACCAGTTAATTTTGATGTAATAGGATCAAATTTAAGAAATCACAGTGGTGGAAAAAATAATGGACCTCTTTATAAAGGACCAAGTTGGTTTGTAAATTCTTTGAACGATAATATATATAGGGGTATCTACAGATAATCGTGTAATATACAATATAATTCTATTACAAAACCATTACAATACTATTATGCCAAGAAAAAAGACCAAAAACGAAGTTATACAAGATAATACGGCCGATTTATCTAGTGATGCTTATGTCACATGGGAGGATGGAAACTTAGACGATAAAAGAGGAGCATTAAAAGAAGCTAGCAAAGGATTAGATGAATTTGGTTTGGTAGATAAAGCAACCGCTAATAATTCTCGCTTTAGATTAGATTTTTCTAATTTATCACCAGGACCAGCTAGTGGACGTCCAGGTTTAACTCGTAGTGATTATGATTATTTTCGTCCTGACGAGGCTGTTCCAACACACATCAAATCAATTTTTTATAAAGCTGATCTGATATATAATCGTGTTGGCTTAGTAAAAAATGTTATTGATCTTATGGGCGATTTTGCTGGTCAGGGTATCAGATTAGTTCATCCGAATAAAAGAATAGAAAAATTTTATCGTAAATGGTTTGAAAAAGTTCAAGGCGAAGATAGAAGTGAAAGATTTCTTAATAATCTTTATAGAGTTGGTAATGTTGTCATAAATAGACAAACTGCAAAAATTAGTGTTAAAATTGCAGATAGTATGTATCGTACAATAGCTAGTCCAGATCTTATTATTAATAATGAAGATAATAATCAAGTAGAAAAAAGAGAAATTCCTTGGAAGTATACATTTATCGATCCTGTTTGTGTTGATGTTGTTGGCGGTTCACTATCTTCATTTGTTGGAGATAAATTATATGCTATCACAATTCCAGCAGGATTACGCAAAACTATCAATGCACCAAAAACAGATGCTGAAAGATCAATCATAGATCAATTACCACCAGCTATTATAGAAGCTGCTAAGGGCAAAAAACCCTATCTGCTCGATCCTGCAAAAACATTAGTTTATCACTATAAAAAAGACGATTGGAAAACTTGGGCATATCCAATGATTTATAGTATTATGGATGATATTAATATTATAGAAAAATTAAAGTTAGCAGATTTAGCAGCACTAGATGGTGCTATTAGTAATATTAGAATTTTTAAACTTGGTAATCTTGAACACAGAATAGCTCCAACAGCAGCTGCCGTTAGTAAACTCAGCGGAATTCTACAGAATAACGTTGGTGGTGGAACAATGGATCTTGTTTGGGGTCCAGATCTTGAATTGATTGAAAGTAAAACTAGTGTTCATCAATTTCTTGGAGAAGGCAAATACATTCCTCACTTAAATAGTATTTATGCTGGCCTTGGTATTCCTCCAACACTAACAGGAACTTTCGGAGCAGCAGGAACAACAAATAATTTCATTAGTCTCAAAACGCTAACACAAAGACTTCAGAATGGCAG